ATTTTTTCTGTGTCTTTGTAATATCCTCTGCAAGTCTTGTGACTCCATCATCATTATAATCTTTAAGTGCTCTAGGTGTAACAACATATCTCTTAAATCTTTGTGCAGTTTTAGTATTTGTGTCTGCATGATAATCAACTTGAACTTTCTTGATGAGACCTGAACCAGAATCTGATACTGGGCCAAATAAGTAAGTTTTTGCTGTAAATCCTAATGTATGAGTTATGACTCTTTTTTGTTCATAACCGCTATCATAATTATCGTCAAAAGTAACACTATCTAATACCATTGGTATATCTCTTTTCTCACCTATTGCTTTAACTAAATCTACAGTTAGATTAAATGAAGGTTGGAAATATGGTAATATCTGTTCAATAATTTGTAGAGAATCTTCATTATATTGAGTCATCGCATATAACTTAAAACTTAAATTATATGGAACTGGCATAAAAACTTTTCTTGCACTCTTTGATCCATCTTTTGTAAATGCTTTGAAAGTTTGCATTGTAGAAACTTTTCTTGCTGGATCATATGATATACCATCCATTTCAAATGCTAAACGAGGCAAAGTTATTGCAACTCTCTTTCTTAAATCTGGTTTCTGTTCTAATCTTGCTAAGAACTTCTCTGTTGGGCCATAAGCAATTGGAACTCTCACAGTTGAAAAAGCACCACCTGCAGAGGTCTGGTGTTTGATGTCAATTTCATTAAAAAGAGTACCAAAGGCTATAATAGTCCTTCTGATTATTTCATGGTAATAGTAGGTTCCTAACATATCTTAAACAGGACTTATCCAAACTATTTAGAAATCACCGAACGGATTGTCTTCAGAAAAGTCAATAATTGAGTCCGCTTCAGATTCTACTGTGATATTTTCATTGTATAAATCATACTCATCTTGATCAGAAACACTTCTAACAACGTATTCTGCATCTGACCCCAATAAAGTAGTTCCAATACCAACAACTGATTCACCAACAGCAAATCCAACTCCACCAATATTTGTAACTTTGAGTATTCTATCATCTGAATCCCAATTAGCAACGATAGCCGTTGTTCCTGTTGAAACTCCTCTAACTACTTCCTTAAAGAGATAATTACCACTAGAGATACCTGCTTTTACTGGTGGATCAATAGTTACTGTTGGTGTTGCAGTATATCCAACACCTGCAAAGGTATATCTAATTGAGGCAAGTTGACCAAGAGTATTGATTATTGCCACTGCCTTTGCAGTTGATCCGATTCCAATATTTGTATCAAGTCCAACAGGATTAATAGAAACTTTAGGAACTGCACCATAACTTGCACCTGGATTAGTAATGGTTGGTGTTGATATTGTTCCTTCTGCTATTACTGCAGTCGCTGCAGCACCAGTTCCAAATGCATTTTGACTTCGAATTGTAATTGTTGGAGGTGTTGTATAAGCAAAACCAGGATTTGTTAGTTCAATACGATCTATAGACTGACCATTTTGACCAGTTCGACTTGTCATAATTGCAACAGCAGTTGCATTAATACCTTGACTTGGTGCTGATGAAATACCAATTAGTGGTGGTAGTGTATATCCTGTTCCATCATTAATTAAATCAATGAATGCAACACCCTTACCAATGTTAGTATTACCTGCATCTTTAGACAATTGAACTGTTGCTGTTGCTGTTGATGCAGCGATACTCACCATACTTAATCTTGTTGTGAATCCAAATTCAACTGCTGCTTTATCAACTTCTTCAAGTCCAGTGTCAATATTCTCATCAAGAGCATAATCCATTACCTCACAACTTAAAGTGTAAACATAAAGGTTATTCAATTGGTAAAATGGTTTTTTACCCTCAACATACTTAATTTCAAACATGGTGTTATCAAGAGGGAAATAAATTAAATCTCCTTCTTCTGGCCTTGTTGCAAGCTCTACATCACTTTCTCCAGTTAAAAATGGACTTATAAAATCTTCGTATCTTTCTTTTGATATAACAAACGTCACTGCGTCTGTAGTTTGAACTCCGAATTTTTGTAAAATATCTCCGTTACCCTCAAATCCTTGATAATTTAAAAGATATGCTTCCATACGATAAGCATCATCAAAAGTGGAGGCCACAACCTCCTTCATAATTGTTTTTTTGTTTATAATTTTACGAGGAAGATAAACTACATCTTGACCATAAATTTTTAATTGCTCATTTATGAGATCTTGAACTAATCTTTGTTCACTCGAAGATCCTTGTAAAAAATACGGAGAAAGTGGCATAATATCATCCTATAAAGTCAAGAGGTGGTAATTCGTATTCTGTTTTGAGTGTGTTTTCTAGTTCTTCTAGTTCTCTGATTGCATCTTCATATATTTCTCTGCCATTCAATGCAACACCACCAGGTAACATTACACCTTGGAATTTTATTAAATTCATTCCCCATTGTTTTTTGATTAATGCTGTTGCATATTTCTTTAACCAAAAATCATTATATATTTTACTTACATCTGCTGGATCTAAAAGACGATAACCATCAATAATTATAAAAGTATCATCAGACATCTGTTGAAAATCAATATCTAAATATAATCTTCCTTGCTTCTTGTTAAATCTTATTTGTGTATCTGGTGTGATAATACGACTTAAATCTTCAAGATAAGTCTTTGTCATTGTATAATTTAATAAATCAAGTGCACCATAATAGTAAAGGTCATTTAAAAATATTTGATACTTAATATTAAATAGACCACTTGATATAGTGCTATTATCTATTTTAAGAACTCTTTCTACACCTAGCACATGATCAGGCAACTGTATAAAATTTTGTGACTCTTCAAATGTGGTTGTGGTTATACCAACTGTAGAATTAGCAGTAGTGGTAGTAACTCCAGTTGTTAGAGTTTCTTTATTTTCTTTAGTTACTTTGTGTTTTAATAACATTCTCTCAATACCATCAAAATGACGTTCTTGAAAGTATTGAATAGCATCATCAATTAAATCATCAATTTGATCATCATCCACATTAATTTCCAGCACAGGATAACCTAATTTTCTTAAGCAGTAGTCTATTAATCCTTGCCTTGTGGATGGCTTACTCATTTTTTAATTCCTCTTTTAGGACTCTGTAATTCATCAAATTTTTGCTTCAGATCCATGTAATCCTTTGTCATGGATTCCATTTTTGCTTCTAATAATATATTTTGATTAACTAATGTTGATAATTTCTTATGGTAATGATTAATCAAAATATTCACATCAACTTCACTGTTCATAGTATCAGAA